GCAAAAGTGAGTTCAATGAAGATTTGGGTTGTAAAGTCGGTTTGTTGTCTGAGAAATCTATTTTCAAAAGACTCCATGCCCATATTCTTTCCAAGGAACTTACAATGGAAATGCACAGTGCTCAAAATATAGAGAGCTCTTTGCACGACTGGTTTTACTATGGCAGAGAGATTTTCGAAGACCGAAGAGAGAAACTCCGAGCTGTAGCTCGCAAGTGTGAAATCGAACATTTGTGCCCCGCACTGGATATATCCTATGATAAACGTGTCGCCTATTGGCGTCACAAATATCTTGGAGAAGATCTAGTTGACGAGGAACTCGTAAGTCTGGAGTAGAGACTTTGAGTCTACTCTCCCAGTAAACAGCCTGGGCGCCACGGCATAGCAAAGCTGTGTGTGTACAACTGGTTTACCCATGTATATATAAGTGTTTGGTCTTATGTTTAAATGAGGCTTTGTATATAGGCATCTCTTTTGTGAGATACCCCTATTTATGGGGGGTTAGCCACCCACTCAACCAAACACTGGTTGTTGTCACTAGGCTGTGACTCCAATCATGTAAATAAATAGCCTAGTTCATGTTTTAATGTAAATAAAGATATATGTAATACTAATGTAAATATTATAACAAACACGGTACAGGAGCCGGATAGTTCGCTGTACCCCACGATCCTAGAGGTTCTCATGTATATGAGACATTATGGAATCAATCCAAACAGATTTGACAAACTCTGGCACCGTTATCGGTGTGTTTTAGGAATGAGAGTTTCGAAATTTGATGGTGTTGATATTCCTCCTCATCGTTCACCAAGTCCTTTAAGTGTGCTCGATGGGGTCTTAGAACCTCAGAGTGGATCTATGCAAAGCTCTGTCTTTACAGACGGAGTTAGCAATCAACAAAATGTTGCGTTCTCTGATGAATTTGACCCTTATGTTTTGGATAATGCAGGTCCTATGGATACAACTAGACATATCCATGATGACAATAGTGTCCCATTGGACCAGTTCTTTTCAAGACCTGTTAAAATTGCTGAATATTCTTGGTCTCCTTCGATACAGCTAAACGACGAGTTAGATCCTTGGTCTTTGTTCTTTAATAATCCAAGGGTAGCCAATCGTATTGCCAATTACAAATTACTGCGAGCCAATTTGAAAGTTAAAGCAGTGATTAATGGAAATGGTTTTTACTTTGGAAAACTCATGATGTCGTACTGGCCCCTTAGTTATTATGATAATTCCTCTGAATATGGAGGTTTGAATGAATGGGGTCTGATAGCTGCATCACAGCTGCCACGTGTGTTTTTGTGTCCTACTACTTCTGTTGGAGGAGAAATGAAATTGCCTATGTTCTGGCATTTAGATTATCTCGATATCCCCAAGAGTGAGTGGAATCAGCTCGGTACTTTATTGCTGAGGACATTGACACCTTTGAAGCATGCTAATGGAGCAAGTAATCCAATTTCCATAACTATTTTTGCTTGGGCTGAAGATGTTCACGTGAGTGTTCCTACCTCCAATGAACCGACAGTTCTACAACCCCAGATGGGAGAAATTGATGAAGCAAATAAGGATGGTGTTGTTAGCGGCCCTGCGACTAATGTAGCTAAATATGCAAGTTATTTTAAAGGAATACCTTATATAGGACCTTTTGCAAAGGCTACTGAAGTTGCTGGAAATGCTGCTGCAGCTATGGCAAAGATATTTGGTTATTCAAGGCCTGCTATTACAGCAGCGCCTATGCCCTACAAACCAAATCCGTATGCCTCCTTAGCACTTACCAATGTACCTGATACTTCCCTTAAACTGACAGTTGATGAAAAGCAAGAATTGACGATTGATCCAAGAATTGCCGGAATTGGCAGTGAGGACCCCATGAATATACGAGCTATCGCTCAAAAAGAAAGTTATTTAACTTCTTTCGATTGGGCCGTAGGCACTGGAGCAGACACCCTATTATGGAATATTCGTGTGGATCCTTGCATTGCTAGAAAGCAGAATACTTCTCCACCGAGATTTTGGTTTCCTGCTGTGGCTTATGCAACCATGCCTTTTGCTTATTGGCGTGGATCACTTAAATATCGTTTCCAAATTGTGTCATCTGCATTCCACAAGGGTAGGCTTAAGATTGTATATGATCCAGATTTTATCGCTGACACTACATATCTTGGTTATTCGGAATTCAATACGAATTATATGAAAATTGTAGATATAGCTGATGAAACAGATTTCACAATCACTGTCGGAGGCGCTCAAGATTTAGTTTATCGGAGACATTTCCAACCTGCTACGGATTCAGAGGCAGAAATGTTTTCAACTTCTAGGTATACTAGCACCGGAGATATAGGAAAGTCGAATGGTGTGCTGGGAGTTATTGTTCTTAATGAACTCACAGTTCCAAACGAGGTTCCAAACAATGACATTAAAATCAATGTTTTTATTTCCGCTGGTGACGACTATGAAGTTGCTGCACCCGATGACTATTTTCAGCGCTTTACTTTGATGCCCCAAAGTGGAGTATTAGATCCTCAATCTGGAGACCTTGATCCAAACACTTTACCATCTGATGTGATAGGTGACCCATCTCATGTTGGTGACAGTGTAGTAGGTCTTCCGGAAGAAAATGAATCTAAAGTTAATGATGTTTTCTTTGGCGAAAGTATTTCAAGCCTTAGAACTATAGCTAAAAGATTCAATTTGTGGAGTAACATACCAAAGACTAGTGTTGATGCTTGCATAAATTCTGGTCGTTTTAATATGTACCCCTACTTTCGAGGATATTTCACAGATGCTGTTGATCAAGATGTGAATACTGACCCTTACAATTATGTCAATACCATTTTCCTTCACTGGTTAATGTGGGGATTCAGTGGATATCGTGGTTCTATTCGTTACAAATTAATCCCTATGGGTAGTGTTATGTTACGAGACAGAATTGATATAGAGCGAGTGACACCATATTATAACACTAATTCTTATGGAACCTTGACGTCCATTCAGCAACTTGAAGCAACTGAAACGATTGCACGATATAACTTTGTTGGCAAATATGTCGGTCCAGATTTAGACTTGGATAGACATTTGACAGGCACTAAAGGAGAGGCGATTGCCACCACATATGTGAATGGAACGCTAGAATTCGAAGTACCATATTACAGCCAATATCGTTTCGTACCAGGCAAATGGAAGAATTTGACTAGTGATATTCTTCATAGAGGCGCTTGGGACTATCGTGCATATTTTGGCGAAGATGGATTCAAATCGCATAATGCACATTGGGTCATTTACGCAGCAGCTGGTGAGGACTTCCAAACTTTTATGTTTACTGGATGTCCACCGTTGAGATACGAACCAACGCCACCAGCACCATATGTACCACCATAATTGCCCTGCACTTTTGTGGGCTTTGGGGACAGACACCCCTAACTAACTAAATGTAGCTTAGAGTGAGCTAGCAGTCAAGATCACTTTACCATCCGGTGGCTGGATGGGGGAACTGTACTAATTGTTCCTGGACTACGCCGTATTTTAAATTTGTTGACCGAATTTTTCCTGCGGAGTTGTCCGAGGTTTCAAGTCACATCTTTAATTAGCGTAGCCTTAGCGGTATGGTAACATACCGTGCGAGCGGCGATGTGAGAAAATTGCAACATCGCCCACGCTAGGCC